ACCTTTGCTACGGCAATTCCTGACTCATCAGCTGCACCCTTAAGGCGCTGCCAGACTTCTACGCTAACACCAAGGTCAGCAGCTTCATCCTTAAGCTTGGCTGCATTTTCCGTAGCTTCCTTAACCTTCTGCTTATATTCCTCAATCTTATCACCCACAAAGCCAACGCCAGCCTGCATTAGCGCCATAGGTGCAGCAAAGGAAAGAAAGGACTTAGCCACATCTTTACCGAAGTCCTTGATTTTCTTATTAACTGTTTCAACAGCTGCGCTGGCTTGATCGCGCGCAGTAATATTAAACTCTAGACCTGAAGACATTGTTAGGGGGTGGGTTTGTGGTTAGCTTCTACTTTTGCTAATTGGTCAATCTGGGTCAGGTGTTTAATCAGGTCTTCATCATCAGTGCTAATAAACTCCAGCTTGCTGCCCTGCTGGATACTGAAGGTAGCAGATAGCCAGAAAGCCTTTGCCTCAGGCATATTGAAGGCATCCTGATAGCTAACCCCATTACGCATAAGATTAGCGGCAACAGATAATTCCCAAGGCACTGTGCTTGCCGCGCCTGCTCGTCTGTCCTTTCTTTCCCAAAACTTTGGGTAACTATCCACCCGGTCAATATGCTTAATGAGCGCAGCACAGCCCCTGCCAAGCAAAGGCTTTGACAATGCTAGCTTAAGGTTAATCCATTTGTCCTGCAGGGTTGGATGGTCAATAGGCTCATCAGCACACACCTTAAGCGCGACAATCAAATCAGCTGCGGTCAGCTCCTGATGTTCCTCAAGGAAGGGACTGCCTATGCCTTCTAGGAAAAGCCTATGCCTAAGGCAGAAGGGCTTAAGCCTTTTGCCTAGGATCACTGTGATAGCAGGCGTAAGGAAGGCAGAAAGAAAGCGCTGGTCAGCCATATCAAAGGCTTACCAGCGCTTCTGGGAAAATCAAACCAAGCTCCCAAGCTTGGAACAAACTAAGCTTAGCGCTTAGGCAATACCTTCATAATCAATACCTGTGATGCTGATGCGCATATATCCCTTGGCTTCCCCGCGTTCTTCAATGCTTTGGATATGCCCGGAAAAAGCGATCCCATTACCTGTGAAGGTAAGGTTGTCACCAATGCTAGCTGAGTAGGTGGAAGGCACAAGCCCTTCAACAGAAAGGGTGGTGCGCTCATCAGAATAGCGCACACCAATCACAACGCCTGAAGCGTTAGTGACTTCATCAGCATTGGCAAAGGACTTGCCAACAGAGTAGCTTTGCACAGTCAGCCCGGTCACTGTGCCATTGATACCAAAAATATGGGCTGTGCCCTTCTGCGTGGTTGCCATTAGATAATAGGGTAAGGGTGGAAAGCTTTAACTATGCAGCCCAAGTCAAACAGCGCTTAGGACAATAAGGACTTCAAAGGTCAGGGTGGTGTCAAAGCACCTTTCCCCGCGCCCTTCCTGCAGCCCGGTCAGGGTCACATCATAGCAGCTAGCGTCAGCTTGGCTGGTAAAGATAGCCTTGATAGCTGGCAGATCAGTCAAGCTGCCTAGCACATCTTGCACAGCAGCCCGGTGGGTAGCGCGCGTGGTGTCATCAATCTGGGTAAAGACACCAATACTGACGCTGCAGTTATAGTTACCCATACCCTGAGCAAACCCGGTAGGGTAGCTGGCAGCTTCACAGCTGACAATAATGCTAGGCAGCTGCAGGTCTTCTGAAGTCTCACCATTGGTGATATGGTATGGGGATAGTGTAGCTTCAGCTGCAAGCTGTGCGGCAAGCGCGTCTTCCACAATGCTAAGGGGGCTTTTGATACTCATAAAGGTTAGGTGGGGACTTGCCCCTTATTGGCTTTATCAATGGCAGCGCGCATAAAGTGATCAAGCCTGCGCTGCATCTTACCAGCGCGCGCGCCCATTACCCAGCGCTTAGTGCCAGCAAGATAGCCAACCCCGAAAATGTTACCAAGGTCATTCCGCACAGTAATCAAAATGTTATTGCTGCTGGTCTGATACTTATTGAAACCAACAGATCCGTGACCAGCTGGGTGGCGCGTGATCCAGCCCGGTAGCTTACGCAGACCAAAGGACTTTTCTATGCCATTAATCTTAGGCTTACCAATCTTATGGATAGCGGCAAGCCAGCCAGCTTTCATCCAGCCAACCCGCTGCTGCCGTTTCTTAATATAGTCCTTAATGACTTTAGCGGGGGCAAAGGCGTAAGGCTCACTAGTGCCCATAACCTTGCTGCCGCCATTTTTATTAATGCGTCCTTTGTATAGTCCCCTAATACGATTGTGCCGCGCTTCAAGGCTGCTGGCATTAAGCACCTGATGGTTGCGCGATCCATTCCACTTACGCATTAGCACCTTAGCCCTAGCGTATGCGCGCTGCACATTCTGGTCAGCCCAGATTTTCATAACAATACCTTGAGACTTTGGGGGCTTACCCTGCCGCCAAACCCTAAACTTATCAAAGGGATTGCTGCTGGAATTGACAGACACTGCTAAGCTTTTGCTGTCTTCTGCTATTACGCTCATCACATCATTAGCCACAGCGTAGTTACCCCAGCGCTCAGCAACCTTCTTATCACCCTTGCCGCCAGCTTCACCGTCAAGGGGTGGGCTGTAGTTAGTTGCTTCCCGGCAAGTAAGGGCTGCTTCCTCTTTCACTAGATCTTCAGTGAGCTGCCGGGTGTATTCAGCAAAGCCTTTGAAAGACTTGCTAAGTGTTTCAGCAAGGTTGCGCCTAACAATAATTTGAATGTCCCCAGCCATCAGCGCTGGTCAGCGTCTTGACACTGCATTTGTATCCAAGCGCTACCGGGCTTATAGGTAAAGGCTGTGACCCGGTAAGCGCGCGCGTCAAAGGTCAGGCGCTTGCCGGGTTGCATATAGGATATGGCAGCTAGGGCAGCAGTGGTTGAAGGCACTTTGATTAGCGTAGTGATCTTATCCATTAGACCACCTGCCTCTAGGCTTGGGGTAAGGGTAGGGTCACTAAGCATAGCAGCATAGCTTGTGCCATTGATGCTAACTGTCTGACCTACCTCAGCGCAGATAGCCTGCGCGTCAGCCAGCCACATAGCTGAAAGGTTGCTATCCATACTATTGCCCAGACTGACAAACAGGGCAGGCTGTCCTAGGGGTCTGGCTTGGCTGTGGCAGGCTTTGCCGGGGGCGGGGGCTACCCTGATACCCCTGCCAACAGAAAGCCCCCACCTAGGCTGGCTAGGTGGGGGCGGGTGTTAGTCCTATTCTGCTGGGTCTTCCGGGTCTTCTCCATACTCGCACTGCGTCATAGTGTGCTTGGTATCCTTGAAGACCAGCAAGCTTGCTTGGTTTTCAATTTCCTCACACTTGGCTTCAGCGCGATTGTAGCGCGCGCTGCCGTATGGGTAGCTATTCCTAATGCCAAGGGTATCTAGCCACAGGCTATACATCCTTTGCACCAGCTCCCGGTCAGTTTCGTTTTTCAGTCGTTTGATCATTTGGTTGTTTTGGTTTGTAGTCCCCACCGGGCTTGCACCCGGCAGGAAAGTTTTGAGCAGGTAGGACTTTCAAGGATCATACAGTGTGTGGCATCACGCCTGACTGTCCTAGCATCATAGCACATTAAATCCTTTTTTCAAGTCCTTAGATTTTCAGCACAGGCGCGCAGGCACAAAAAAGCCCACCCTGTTTCCAAGGTGAGCTGATTAGATCTGGTGACTAAAAGATTAGTCAACCAAACGGATAGCGCTGGAAGCGCGACCCTTACCAACACCAAAGCGGATAGCGGCAGACAGACGCACAATGCCATCAGTGCCCTGAGACTTCAGCACCTGCACCGAGATACCAGAGGCATCAGAGGCAGTAGAGACTTCACCGGGGAACATAGAAGCATTAGGCAGCGCCATAGCGATACAGACCGCATCCTGACCCAGCGCGATACCACCAAGTCCCTGACTGTTGTCAGGAAGGTCAGTGAACTCATAGATACCAAAATTAGAGACAGTGCCAATTGTGCCATTCTGAACAAGCGCGGACTGACCAGCGCCATTGAAGGGAGCAACCAGCGTAGCGTCCTTACGGAGATTACCAGCATAGGAGCTGTTAAGGATAAGCGCGCGGGTGTCAGAAGCCT